GAGAAGACGAAGTGGACAACACCGTCACAAACGCGGAAACCGTCGAGACGGTCGAAGCTGCTCAGTCAATCACAGCCGCAGCGAAGCCAATCGTAGGCGGATCATTCACCAAGCCACGCTTAGAGTTCACAGCTGCTAAGTACGTGGAAAACACCATTCGCGCAGCGATGGGCGACGATCAAGCTCGCCAGTACGTTCTCGCAGCGGATAACACCACAGATAACGCGGGCCTAGTACCTACTCGCCAGATGGCAGAAGTAGTTAATGGACTCGGTACCCTAATTAGACCCAGCATAGATGCAGTAAGCCGCGGGAGTTTGCCTGACGCAGGCCTCAGTTTCGAGATCCCAAAAATTACCCAGATGCCAACTGTCTCGGTAACAGCAGAAGAAGGAACTCCATCAGATACAGATCAAAACTCAGCGTTCATCACTGTAGACGTTAAGAAGTTCGCTGGACAGCAGACATTCTCTGTCGAGCTTCTAGATCGTACTTCTCCAGCGTTCTTTGACGAACTAATTCGCAACATGGCAGCAGCCAAGGCAAAGGCAGAAAACGCTTACGTTAATGGTCTTCTAATCTCAGGAGCTACAGCAGACGCCACTACTACAGTTACTTATCCAACAGCTACAGAGCTTCTTGGAATCGTAGCTCGCGGAGCTGCTTCTGTTTACGGAGCTACAGCTGGTCTTCCTAATCCATTCGCTCGTAACATCATCATGTCTACAGGCCAATGGTCAAACGCGATGACACTAAACGACGCTGGGCGTCCAATTTACGGACAAGTTACAAACCCAAGCAACCAAGCAGGATCCGCTACACCTACTTCACTTACTGGAAACATCGCGGGCTTGAATCTATACGTAGATCCAACTAACGGCGGCGATGGCGATGGAACTATTCTTGTCGTTAACCCAGACGCTTACACATGGTACGAAGGACCTACGTTCCGCCTACGTGCAGACGTAATCGCTTCTGGCCAAATTACTGTCGGCTACTATGGTTACGGCGCACTCGCGACCAAGATCGCAGCGGGCGCATTCAAGAATAACAAGGCGTAATCGCCTAAAGTCAATCATCGACTAGTTCGCTCCCGAGCTAGTCGAGCAGAAGAAGGGAAGAGCTAACGTGCCAGCAATCATTACAGCCTCACAGCTGCGATCCGTCCTTGGCGTTAGCTCTTCCCTTTATTCAGACAGTTATCTCGATGACATCATCGACACAGCCGAACAAGCGATTCTTCCTTTACTAGTTCAGAACTCGACAGCTGTAGTCGAGTACGAATTAAAAGATAACGTAGCGATCTTCTACACTCGTCGCGTTCACACTTTCGTCGTAGGACAGTCGATCGTCGTAGCTGGCCTCCCAGCTCCATTCACTGCTACGCACACAGTTACAAAAATTACAGATACTTCATTCTCGGCCGCTCTTACATCTTCGGACGTAACACGTCGCCAGATTATTCCTAACGGAAGTGCAACTCTTAGCGGCTATTCTGCCGCGACTCTTTACGTAGGGAACTCTTCCATCGAATCCGCGATCTACGCGGTATCTATTGAAGTCTTCCAATCTCGCACAGCTGCGGGCGGCCAGATCGAAGGCGTCGACTTCGCTTCGACTCCGTACCGAATGGGCCGATCATTACTTAATCGCGTAATCGGGCTTCTTGGTAATTACATCGACGTCGAGACGATGGTCGGATAATGCCAGCCAGTTCTATTCTTTCCAGTGTTCGCAATCCGCTAAAGACAGCCATCGCGGGAGTAGCGGCTAACGTCTACGACTCAGTTCCAGAAGCTCCGATCGTTCCATTTGCGGCGATCGTTCCGAGCACTCCCTACTTACAGCCTAACTTCTTAAGCAAGGCGAACGTCAAACTTAAAGTTAATTTAGTAATTACCGTAGGCGTAGCGATCTACGATAATCAGAGCGCACTCGATAACATCGAACAGCTCGCTATTAGCATTCTGGCGGCTTTACCGTCAGGGTATGAAGTCGGAGATCTAACGAATCCGATTAACGTCACAGTAGGAGCTTCCGAGATTCTCGCTCTAGAGATTCCAGTAGCAACTTATTACACACAAACAAACTAGGAGACAAACATGGCCACGACCGTAATCACAGGGCGCGATCTTTCGTTTACGATCGCGACCGTTTCTTACAATGAACAAGCAACAAGCGCAACACTAAGCGGAGACGTAACAATAGATCGTTACATGACGCTAAACGGCCCAGCGTATAAGTCCGTAGATAAGCAGTGGACATTCGACGTCGAAATGCTTGCAGACTGGGGCGCAACAGGTTCACTCTGCGAAGCTCTATGGGCAGCTGCGGAGACAAGTCCTAATACGACTATGGCGGTATCGCTTACAGCTGTAACAGGCGCAGTATTCGCGTTCAACGTTCTACCAATCTTTCCAAGCGTGGGCGGATCATCGCCAGACGCTCAGACTGTTAGCATGAGCTTTACAGTCGTGGGAACACCTACAGAAACCTTTAGTTAAGAAAAGAATCGGGAGCAAAAATGAAGCTAGAACTAGAAGTCCAGTACCTATCAGGAGAAGAAGCTACTTACGTGGCGGCAGTTCCAGAATGGGTTAAGTGGGAGCGTAAGTTCAATGCAACAGTGAACGAAGCAGAATCTAAACTCGGACTCGAAGGGCTTACATTCTTGGCTTATCACGCTATGAAGCGCGAAGCAGCTGGGAATCCTGTAAAGCCTTTCGAGATCTGGGTGGAGACTGTTGAAGGAATTACTAGTAAGAAGTCAGACCCAAAAGCTGGCCCGTCGGAAGCTTAAACCGCGCACTCATAGAGTTAGCGATCGCTAGTCGAATCCCGATGAGCGAGTGGAAGACGGCAGAAGACGTTCTTACAGGAATAGAGATTCTGGAGAGGCAGAATGGCAGATAAAAGCGGCCGCGGCACTTATGCTATTACTGTCGATCCTTACGAGTTTAAGAATCTTCTAGGTTTACTGGGTTCATTCCCAGCCGAGTATCAACAACTCGTTAGAGATCGCGCGCAGCCTTTATCTCAGCGGTTAGCGGGCCAGTTAATGATGAGCGGTTTATCCGCTCCAGCTCCACAGACGAAGCTCGTAGTTCAGACGATTAAGACTCCACGCGATCGTCTTGTTCGCGTCGACATCGGCGGCCCTAAGAAGGTAGGTCGTCCTTATGGCGGCGAAGCTTCTAAAAGTGGCAAGGGTAATAAAGTTAAGCGACAAGCTGCGCCAGCGGGCGCGCTGTTATGGGGAACCGAGTTTGGTTCTCATGGTGGCGTCGACTCTATCGGTCGCGTGTTTACGAATCGCTTTAAGACACCTTATAACAAGCGAGGCTACTGGATCGCTCCCGCTGTAGACTTCTACGTTCCAGTAGTAGCGCGCGAGTATTCGCTTATGGTGCAACAGATCGCTAATGAATTGAGGCTAAAGTAATGGCGGGCATTCCGAAGATAAAGATTACTTTCGACGCCGACTTCGACGAATTAAAGAAGGGCGTTAAAGGCGCGCAGAATGAAGTCGAAGGATTCGGATCTAAAGTCGGAGACTTCGCTAAGAAGGCTGGAGCTGCGTTCGCACTAGCTGGCGCGGCAGCTGCGGCTTATGCTGGAAAGTTACTTATCGACGGCGTTAAGTCTGCCATCGCAGATGAAGCGGCTCAGGCCAAGCTCGCGACTACATTACAGAACGTTACGGGCGCGACTAATGCCCAGATTCAGGCTACCGAGGCTTACATAACTAAAACTTCTCTAGCTACGGGCGTAACGGACGACGATCTTAGGCCGAGCCTTGATCGCCTAATTCGGTCCACTAAGGACGTTACGGAAGCCCAGAGACTTCAACAGATCGCGCTAGACGTTAGTGCGGGCACTGGGAAAAGTTTATCCGCGGTTTCAGAAGCGTTAGCCAAGGCATACGACGGGAACTTCGCAGCTCTAAAGAAGCTTGGCGTTCCAATCGACGAGACGATTCTAAAGACTAAAGACTTCGACGCTGCCATGCTCGCGCTGTCGGCTACTTTCGACGAGCAAGCCTCGATCCAAGCCGACACATTCCAAGGCAAGATGGCCCGTCTTACTGTTGCATTCGATGAGGCTAAAGAGACTGTAGGTTCTTACATTCTCGACGCTATTACTCCCTTAGTCTCTAGCTTCGTAGATAAAGGCATTCCAGCGATCACAGCTGTAGCGGAAACTTTAGGTAAAACTTTAGGGCCAGCGTTCGGCGCAATCTTTAGAGCCATAAGAGACGACTTACTTCCAATCTTACGCGCTTGGTGGACTTTCCTTTATGACACAGTTATTCCAGCCATCGGTAAAGTAATCGGCCCAGTTCTCGAAGGTCTTAGTTACGCATTCAATACAATCAAGAAAGCGGTCGCCGAGAACTCCACAGAGTTAGCTCCGTTCTTGCAATTACTTAAAAACATCTTCGAGTTTATTAGTAAATACTTCGCGCCTATCCTTGGCAATAACTTAAAGCTCGCACTCATGGGCATAAGTAACTTAGTCGCTACTTTAATTACGGGATTCTCGCAGCTAGTCGGATTCTTGACTCAGGCTTATAAACAGATGACGAACATCGTTAACTTGGTCAACGAGAATAAAAGTTTATTCTTGGGACAAGCTGGAGTCGTGGGAACTATCATCGGAAAGTTAGGCGGTGCTAAAGCCAAGGGCGGCCCAGTCGCGGGCGGCACTTCTTACCTAGTCGGAGAGCGTGGCCCAGAACTGTTCACGCCAAACACTAGCGGAATGATTACTCCAAACAATCGTCTCGGCGGATCAGGGGCCAACGTCTTTAACATCACTGTAAACGGCGCAATAGACGCAGAAGGTACGGCTAGAACTATAGTAGACATTCTTAACCGTTCAGCTGCTCGCGGCGGCGGTGGCTATAACGCACTAGTGAGCGTCTAATGAGCGTCTGGACTCCCGAATGGTCGATCCAGATAAACGGTGGAACCGAATACACGAATCTTACTCTAACGAACGTCTCGATCACTTCGGGCCGTACAGACATCTACTCCCAGCCTAGAGCGGGCTACTGTTCTTTAGAGATTCTTAATCTAGACGAATCTCCGCTTACTATCGACGTGAACGATAACGTCTTGATTAGAGTTAAAGACTCTACGGGAACTTTTGTTAATTTATTCGGCGGAGACGTTACAGACATTCAAGTTTCGGTCGTCAATAGCAGCGGAACGCAATCGAATCAGATTATCCGTCTAACAGCTCTTGGAGCCTTATCCAAACTTCCAGTAAGTCTTACAGAAGGCGTCTTATCTAAAGACTTCGATGGCAATCAGATCTACACAATTCTCTCAGAACTGCTTCTTAATAACTGGAACGAAGTGGCTCCCGCTGTAACGTGGGCTAATTATGACGCTACGACAACATGGGCTAACGCGGAGAACGTAGGACTGGGAGAGATAGATCGAGCGGGTGATTATGAACTGGCAGCTCGTTCGGCTTCTATTACAGACGTGTATTCTTTAGTAAGTTCTCTGGCTAATTCTGGACTCGGTTACATCTACGAAGATTCGGCCGGTCGAATCGGTTACGCAGATTCAACTCATCGCAGCGCGTATCTAGCTAGTAATGGCTATACCGTTATCTCAGCCCAAGACGCTCTTACTTCTTCGATCGCAACTATTAAAAGAATCTCAGACGTTCGCAATAACGTAACAGTCCAATACAATAACGGCGGCGAAGAATCGGCTAGTAATACTCAGTCCATCGCTATCTATGGACAACAAGCTCACACAATTCCGACGACCTTACATAACGCCGCCGACGCAGAGTTTCAGGCCGAGTTCTATTTAGGAATACGAGCCTTTCCACAGGCCCAGTTCCAAGCGATCACTTACACGCTGGCCAATAGCAACATAGACGACTCAGATCGAGACGCGCTTCTAAACGTGTTTATCGGTTTACCTTTAGACATAAACAATCTTCCGCCGAACATCTTGTTAGGACGCTTTCAAGGCTTCGTCGAAGGCTGGAGATTCTCGGCTGGAGTAAACAGACTCGACCTAACTCTTACTCTCAGTCCTACGGCTTTCAGCTTGCAGTCGATGAAGTGGGAGAACGTGAGTGTCGCCGAGAGCTGGAATACTTTATCTTCTACACTTATCTGGAACAACGCGACAGTAGTCGCATAAAGGAGCAAAAATGGCAACTAGTCCACTGTTTGGCTGGCAAGAACCCGACGACACGAGTCTCGTAAAAGACGGCGCAGCTGCGATTCGTACGCTTGGCAACGCCATAGATACGTCTATGGGCGATCTTCTGGGTGGCACTACTGGCCAGATACTTTCCAAAAACTCTAATACGAACATGGACTTTACGTGGATCACAAACGACGTCGGCGACATCACAGCGGTTACAGCTGGAACAGGTATTTCAGGCGGTGGAACTTCTGGCGCAGTAACTATTACTAACTCTATGGCTACGGCAATTACCACAGCTGGCGACTTAATTAAGGGAACAGGTTCGGGAACTTTCGATCGCTTAGGTATCGGAAGCACTGGTCAGGTTCTAACGGTAACAAGCGGCGCGCCAGCATGGGAAACACTTCCAGCGGGCGCAACTGTTAAGACGGTCCGTAAGTCAGCGGATCAGTCAGTTACGAGTAGCACTACTTTAGTAAACGACACACACTTAAAGTTCGCTGTTGCAGCTAATGAGACTTACATCTTCCAATTATGGCTGTTCACTTATGCGGCCGATGGAACTCCAGACATTAAAGTAACGTGCGCTGGCCCAGCTGGATCGACTGTTCTCTGGTCTTCTAGCCAAGTGATCTTCAACGCGGCGGCTGCTACGACTTTAACTTCTGTTAATACATCGGGCGTTAGTGCGGATCTATTCGTAGACGCTAATAATAGAGCGATACAGCTTTACGGAACGATCGCAAATGGTGCTACA